CGGAGTGAGGTGAAATTACAGAGAAGTGCCCGAGGAGCCAAGCGCGCGCACATGTCAAAAAACTCTTCTCGACTTCCTGCCAAGACAAGTTGAGCCCAGACATTGCCAGCCTCAGATACTCCATCTCCGCCCGGTCGACCAAGTCCTCCACCCACAACGTCTCCATCTTTCGTCGCGTAATCCCAACCCTTTTCCGGTGTGCCATAGCCACGGACAATGTTTGGGTGGCGTCCGCCCACATCAAAGACACGCTCATTTCTTGACCTAAACTTCCGTCCGAACATAAAGAAAGCGTGGAGATGAACTCCTCCATCTTCGTGATCTTCTCGTCCAATGATACACTCTGCTCCAAGCTCTCCAAGATGGCATACGACGTCGTGAGGGTCGAGTTCCCCGCATTGAGCATAAGTGAGTAGACCATATTTGGCTTCGAAATAAAATGGCATATGACGTAGGGTGTGCTGTCCGTTTGCATTAATGTTATATGCAAACGGCAGCACACAGCACACACCTTTATAGCCCACTTCACGTGATCACTCGGAAGTGCGGCACACTAGTGCCTCAACAAAAACTATAAATAGGTGTCATGCCCCTCACTTTGAGTCACACAAAATGTCACCTGAAAACTGTACCGGATATCTATGCCGACGCACGTCCCCTACTGGAACTTGCGTAACAAGTATTCCCCACCCTTGCAGCGATGGCCTACTCAATCAGAGGCCGCCGAAGTCTGTACCGAGGCCGAAAAAGGCGTTCGTCCCGCCGCTCCGTCGGCAAACGGCGAACCTATCGATCCAAGAGGAGGATTCCGAGGAGGAGACGATGGACTACGAGAGCGATCCTGAACAAGACGAGTCAGAAGAAGTACGACAACATGCTTTCGTACAGCGACGTGGAAACACCCGGTACATTTGTCCAAGGGGGTGCCAGACTGAATGCCGCCATCGCGGGATTCTACACGTTCACCTGGATTGCGAGTGCCCGGCCAGCGGAAAGCTTCACTGGCATGAAGGGGACAAAAGTGGACGTCAAAGTTCGAACCAATCAAACAATCTACGCCAGGGGTCTCAAAGAGAAAATTAGGCTCCAAACACTTGGCGGTGTAGGATGGTCTTGGCGTCGTATTTGTTACACGCTAAAGGGTGATCGTATCCTAAACGGGGATGTCGATCCGACTGCATCCGAATACTTCCGCCTTACATCCAATGGCATGGCCCGCCTAGTACACCAAGAGGCGTCTAGCCGGTCAGTCCAGGCGATCTTTCAAGGTCAGCAGGGCCAAGACTGGGAGAATGCCATGAACGCCAAGGTTGACACGCGTAATATCACCGTCATGTATGACCGCATACGCACGATTCAATCAGGCAACGAGAGTGGAGTCAGCCGCCACTACAATTTGTGGCATCCAATGAACAAAAACATCGTTTACGAGGATGAGGAGGCCGGCGATTCGATGTTTACATCAGCCGTGTCTACTGAGTCACGCGCAGGAATGGGAGATTATTATGTAACTGATTTCTTTGAGCCTAATCGGGGTGGAGTCGCAGGCGATGACGACCTAGAGTTCCAACCCCACGCTACCTTCTACTGGCATGAGAAGTGAGTCTGTAACCTCGACAAAGTCGCAGTTACCGATCAACCAATCATGATCAACCCCCTCATCGCAGAGAGGGTTTTGATTAGATACATAGATAGAAGGCCTTCCCCAATTAACCAGTTTTTTTCCTTTATACTTGTCTGTTACGTAAAATTGTGCTTGGCAACCCAACCAGAATTTGTAGGAATGAAAAAACTTGAGACCCCCCTGCATGTCGTCGAACACAGCATATTCGACACCATCGAGGGCTTCATCCATACAGAATAGACCGCCGAAATAAGCGTGTTTAGCGAGACTACGCGCCCAAACGGTCTTTCCTGTTCGAGTTGGCCCGTACAAGACTAGTGATCTTCGTCGTCCTATCTTAGTCAGCATATCGTCACAGAAAACCCCTAGTCTCATTGTATATCGGGCGCCCTCGAGCGAAGGAGGGGCCGACAGTGGCCCTAAGGCCACGCGACCGGAGGGAGCAAGAGGCACCTCCATAGCGACGGGCATGACAGCACTTACCGGAATCTCTGCGTCCTCCCAAGTTTTGTTGTACCCACGAATTGAGCCTAGTATCGATGTCCGGCCTGAATAGTAAGCCGTCAGGGTGTCTGTATTCAACTGGGTCATCGCGATATTTCCAGTCAGCGTAACACCGGAGTGAGGTGAAATTACAGAGAAGTGCCCGAGGAGCCAAGCGCGCGCACATGTCAAAAAACTCTTCTCGACTTCCTGCCAAGACAAGTTGAGCCCAG